GTTTGCGGCGCAAAGCGCGGCCGTGGCGTTCGCATCCCCGTGCATTGCGGCGGCCTCGACCCACCAGGTCGGTGCGCCATGCGCCGCGCGATACCGCCAATCGAACGAATAGGAGCCGTCGAACAGCACCGCAAATGGTCGGCGCGCGCGCACGTTCTTGTCACCGGCACGGACCCACGCATCCAACTCCGCACGCAGGTCTGTCGAGATAGTCGGATGCGCGAGTAAGGCGAACACATCGCGCGCATACCAGCAGTTGTCCTTCCGCTCAACGCCAATCGCCGGCGCAGCCCTCATCACGTTCTCCTATCCGCTGAACAATGCTGCGTCTTCAGCCACTCCTCTGCACGTCGTTCTTCTTCATCGATGAAATCAGCCATGAGCACGGCATTCACGAAGGAATGACAACTCGGGCACCAGTCGGTCTGTGAACCCAGTTCATGCGGTCCTTCAGGGCATCGCAGATCACATCGGAGCAGGGCGAGCTCATTGGGCGTCATGCTGTCACCGCCTTGCTGCTGATCGTCTCCGGCATGATCGGCAGCGGGCGCGTCCGCGGACGTCCGCGCTTGCGCCGGATCTCCACGCGCGGCGGCTCCGCAGGTTTGCCGCTCGGACGGGACACCAGGCCAAACGCGCCGCTCGAGAGCAGCGTGGAGACGGTGAAGATGGCGATGCCGCAGATGGTGCAGTCGAGAGTGACGGTCTGCTGGTCGGCACGGTAGACCGCCGAGATCGGCGCCGTGGGATGGAAGGCGCAGTGAAGACATCGGGCCTTCGGATCGTCATCGGTGCAATGACAGTGTGCGTGGGACGTCTGATGCGTGCTGTTGTGTGCCATACTCTGACCCTCGCATTCCCAGGTGAAGCGCCGGCACGGTGGTGATTCACCGGCCGGCGCAGGTTTACGCCTTCCGTCTCGCAAACGTCGAGTCTTCAACCGCGGTCTTGCGCGAATGGCAGCGCCGGCAGAGCGACTGCAGATTCGCGGTATCCCAGAACTTCGGATCGTCCGGCCCAGTGACCGGAATCACATGGTCGACGTCGGTCGCGCACATGACGCGATCGGCGCCCCAACACATCACGCAGGCCGGATGCTGCTCGAGATGCCATGCGCGAAGGCGGCGCCACCTGGCCGAGTTGTAGCCACGGGCGCAGCTCGTGCCGCGGCGAACGTCGCGCTGGCGGTCACAGACGAGGCACCGGCCGGTAATCAGCGACCCGCAAGACGGGCAGCGGTGCGGAGGCATCATGGCCATCAGCGCCACCGTCGCGCCTTGCGCACCGCGCTCCGCATCGTCGCCATCGTCTGGGTGAACTCGATGTCGCCGATCGCCGTCCAGGGGCGGGGACCATGGCCGTTGCCTGCCGAGCTGGTCTCCGGGCTTTTCTCCGTCGTCGTCGTCTGTTCTGGGAGGGCGCGCGCGCGCGCAGCGCGCGGTTCTTCTTCCCAGGACGGTTCACGGACGGTTAAAGGACGGATCGGGTGCACCGTATGCCGTTTGGTGGCATGTAATGCCGTTGTCGCGGCATTACATGCCGGGAGGGGTGCACCAGATGCCGTTACCGGAGGCGGCTCAGGCTCGCTAACGGCATTACATGCCGTAACGACAGGCTCTGTTGCGGCATTACATGCCGTAACGTGGGACGGCTGCGCACGCAGTTCGCGGTGAAGCTCATCCGCGGCGACGGCATACCGGACGGAGCGCCGGGCCGATTTCGACTGAACGGCGATGAGCCCTTTCGCCTTGAGCTGGGTGAGGGCTTGTCGCACGCCGCGCTCGCTCAACGATGTCTTCCGGCTGATGGTTTGGACGGACGGCCAGGCGTTCTGCCCATTCGCATCGGCGTGCCACGCCAAAGCGAGCAGGACGAGGCGTTCAGTCCACGACACCGCGGCCGACGGCAACTCGAAAACAGCCGTGATGATCTTGATGCTCATCAGGACGCCTTGTGCTTGCGCCCTCCGACGACATGCGCCTCGAGCCACTCGTCGAGATCCTGAATGCGGTAGCGGATCATTCGCCCGAGGCGAACGAACGGCGGGCCGCCGCCCATCAGGCGCCGGCGGCGCAGATAGGCAACGGTCGTGTTGATGTAGAGGGCGGCGTCGCCTTCCTTCAGCGACTGTGACGGTGGGTGCGGGACCATGACCGCCACAATGCACCCGATTTCGCGCCCTGGGGAGGGCCTACTTTCTCAGGAAGGGGGGCCTACTTTTTCCGGCACGATGAGGACGCCACGCCGAGCGGCCAGGTCGATGAGTGCCCAGCCTTGTTTGAGGCCGTTCTGGACGACGCTGCGCCCACATCCGGCGACGCGGGCGAGCTCGTGTTTACTATCGGGCGGCCGCTTGAACCGCGCCCGGTAGACCCACTGCGCGTTGCGGGTGATGTCGGCAGCATCATGCGCCGGCATCTTGCCCTGCTCCGGCATCTGGTGCTCGATGGGAATCCCGAACATCCGCCGGTCACCCGGATGACGGCGATTGTAGGTCCGCACCCGAAACAGGTCGGTCAACCAACCCGCGACCGGACCGACCCAGGCCTCTGGAATGCCGAGCACCGTTCGAACGAAGTGGCGTGTCGTCTCGAGTGTGCCCCGATGAAAGTCCGCGATCGCGGCGCGCACCGAGGACTGCGCATCGATCGGCACGAGACGCGGCACCGTGCCTTGGAGTGCGACGTGTGCGGCATACCACTGCTGATAGTAGACCTCGACATCCTGATCTTCGACGGCGAGCGCCACGGTGAACGCGCCGGCGGCGGCCGTGCACCGTCTCGCATCGGCGCGGGTCCACAGCGCCGCGGGTCGACTATGCGCCATGCGCCACCAACTTCGCGACCGCCGCGGCCTTGTGCGCCGGCGCGAGATGCGCATAGCGGAGCGTCATCTTGATGTCGCTGTGGCCGAGGAGTTCGCGCACGGTGTTCAGGTCGACGCCGGCCATGACCAACTTCGACGCGAAGGTATGCCGGAGATCGTGAAAGGTGAAGTTCGTCAGCTTCGCCGCCTTCACGACCGGCAGCCAGGCTTTCTTGACATCGATCAGCCGCTCGCCGTCGTCGCCCGGAAACACGTAGCCGCTGGTCGCCGCGGTCGCCGCCTGCCACGCCTGTAGTGTCGTCCGCGCTTCGGGATTGAGCGGGACATAGCGGGTCTGCCGACTCTTCGATCCCTCGAGTTTCTGATCGCTCTCGCCGCGCACGGTGAGCTGCGCGAGCATCCAGTCGAGATCCGTCGCCTGCAGGTTGAAGATCTCGCCTTTGCGCAGGCCGGTGTTCAGCGCGAGTAGTACTATCGCGGTGAGATGATCGGGATTCTCGGCGGGCCATTCCCGATAGCCGCGTTCGCGACGCCAGGCGTTCGCCTGTTCGCGCCGGACCCGGCGGGCCTCATCGCGGGCGATGAGCGCCGCGCGGAGCCGCTGTTCTTCCGCCGGCGACAGGTAGCGGATGCGTCCGGTCTTGTCGGCTTTCATCGCCTTCACCTTCGTCAGTGGATGCGCGGGCAGCAGGTGCCAGGCCACCGCTTTCGCGAGCGCGGCCTTCAGCATCGTCAGGTGACTGTTCACGGTCGCCGGTTTGACCTTGGTGTCCTTCAGTCGACTGGTTCGTAACTTCTCGATCGTCCAAGCATCGATCGCTGCCAGCTTCACCGGGAAGAGCTCCGCGAAGGTCGTGCGCAACCGCTGCACCGTTTCGGGGCCGCGCTTGTAATGGATGCGCGCCCACGGTTCGAAGCGATCCGTCAGAAAGGCTTCGAAAGTCATCGAACTCCGCGCGGCGCGCTGCTGCTTCCGTTCGGCGATCGGATCGCGGCCGTGCGTGCGATGCGTCGCATCCTCGCCGAGCAGCGTGCGGGCCTGCTCGCGCGCCTCATGCGGTTTCAACTCGTCGACGCTGGCGATGGTGTGCCAGCAGCCGCGGCCACGCGAGACGAGATAGCTCGCGGTGCCGTTCGGCCGGACCCGCACCACGAACTTCGACAACTTCGTATCCCAGATGTCGCACGGACCCGGTGGTAAGTTCCGGATCAATTCCGTCGTAATCGCCTGCTTCACGGTGATGTTGCCTCCACGAACCGAGGACCGCGTGTGCTCACACGCGGCGGTCCTCCCGAATCAGAGACCGCGTGTGTCTGCACCATTGCAGCGATCGCTGATGGTGCAGAGGTGGTGCAAACCGCCGCGCGCGACGTCTTACACCCGCGCACACGGTAACACACGAACGGTCGGTTTTCCTAAGGAATTGTGCGATTGCGTGTGCAGGTTGATGACGGAGGACGCAGGTTTACGCGCCCTTGCAGTCGTTCACACGCACGAGGTCGAAGGTTCGAGTCCTTCAGCGCCCACCAGTTAAAGACTTCAAAATAAACAACTTACGGCTAAGTAGTCGGCGTGGACCTTACGCCGGATCGGGCGCCAATGGTGCCGTAGTGGTGCACTCCGCCTCGAGCCGGCGCCGCAAGACCGGCAGCATCGTCGCGCGCCAGGCGGCGAGCTGCGCGCGTTCCTGCTCCATCGTTTCTTCGACGGTGATCCGCTGCCAGTCCGCCTCAAGATCCGGCGGCCGATCGAGCGCCTCGTCGTCCTCCGGACCCGTCGCGGCGAGGTCGCGCCGGATCTGCGCTTCGATCGTCTGCAGCCGTTGGTCGATCAGCGCATCGAGCTGGCGCGTCACCGTCTCCATCGCGTCGTCAATGGTCATCGCGCCCGCGCCTTGAGTCGCAGCCAATGCGTCGAACGATTGGCGTAGCAGATCTGCGACGCCGATCGCAGTGACCGTTGCGCGACGCTGACATCGGTCTGCGCATACGCCGGGAACGCCGTCAGGGAAATCTCCGCGATGGTGATGTCGAGTAGTTCGCGGACCATCACGTCGCCGTCGCGGGACCAGGCATCCTTCGCGGTGGTGAACCCGAACGAGGCACCGGTGATGTCGCCGCGCTTGACGAGCTCGAAGGCGTCGCGACCGGCCTGCGTCGGCGCCGGGTCGAGCACGAATGCCAAGCCGCGGGTATCGGTGGTGAGCTGCAAGGTCTGCGGCGTCCGGCCGAGCACCGCGCTGGAATCGTGATTGAAGAGCGCGACGATGTCGGCGTGTAAAGTGGACTTTACGGCATCGCGGCGAACAATCTCGACGAACCCGCCGAGGTCGCGCGAGCGGGTATCGAAGACGAGGGCGTGCCCGACGATGCGCTGCCGGTCAGCGCGGAGTTCGACGACGGCGCGTCGCTCGAGATTTGCCGTGAATTTTTGGACAGTCCAAAAATTCTCGCTGCTAGAATTTTCTGTTATAACAGAATTTTCGGGGCTCCCCGAAAACGGAAACGCGTTTCCGTTTTGATTAGGCAACAACAGGCACCTCCCTCGGCGCACCGACGGGCTGCAGCGCGGTATTCACCATGTAGACATCCCCGTTCGGAATTGGATTCAGCCCGAGCGCCTTGCGCGCGTCGTTCTGCGACAAGAACCCGTTCTGGATGCCCTGCGCGAGACTGGCGTTTATCGTTTTCAAATCATTGCGAATCAGCGCGCTCCGGTCGAACTGGACGTCGAACTGCCCGTATTGCCGCGTCGTCAACAGGTCGCGGCGAATCGCTTCTTCCCAGCACTGGAAAATCGGGTCGAGCGACCCGGTCACGTAACTGAGCTCGCCGGCTTCCATGTTCGAATACGTGCTCTTCGAGAGGTCGCCAATCTTCCAGGTCGGGACGCGGAAGCAGCCGGCAATCTGATGATTGATGGCCATCAGCATCTCGTTCAACTGCGCCTGGTCGTTCTGCTGCGCAATCGGTTTGAACTCGATGCCGGAGTCGAGCACCGCGACCTTGTGCGCGTTCGCGGCGCCGCCATAGCTGGTCGCCCAACTGTCACGCAACCGGCCCGCGGTCGCATCCGAGATGCTGCCGGCCGCCTGCAGAATCCCGGTCGGCCGTGCGTTGTTCTTGAAGAACGTCCCGACGTATTGCTGCAGCGCCAGCGCGCTCGAGATGAGGTCCTGGCAGCGGACTATCGGCGATTCACTGGTCAGCTCGAACACCGGCGGCTGTGACGGGTCGAACAGCCAGGTGTAGATGCCCGGCCGGTCGTGCGCATACGGACCCACTGAATACGTCCAGCGTTTGACGCGGTTCCGGTCGCGGTCGACATACATCAGCAGCGGGTCGAGCGGCCACAGCGCCGTCACTCGCCCGTCGACGCGCACGACTTCCGCATACGCGCGCCCGTAGACGAGCAGGTTCCACTCCATGTACGCCTTGAACTGGTAGGCGGTCATCTCCGGGTTGGCGAGGTCGTGAAGAATCTCGTAGAGCGGATGGGTGACGGCATCGATGAACGTGTCGCCGTCCTTCTGGCGCAGCTTGATGGGCGTGCGCGCGGTGTCCTGACTGAGGATCTGGCAGCAGGCGAAGACCGCCGGGACCGTGACCGCGGTCGCCGCGTCGACACTGGTCCCGGCGGCCGGCACCCACGGCACGAAGACGTCGCGGACGGCCGGCAGCAGCGCGCGGCGCGACAACCAGCGGAGCGGATTTGTCATAACGTCCCGCAGAGCGCATCGGTCAGCCGTGGGAAGGCCCATCCACCGCTGACCGACTCGACTCGGTTACACGAACTTGGAAATCCGCACGACGGCCTTGGGGTTCGGCACCGAGACATCCGCCCGGAGAATCGCCCTGAGTTCGGATTGGTCACTGTTGAACAGCCGCGAGCGGTCGAGCACGACCTGGGTGTCCTGCCGGAACACCGCGACCAGTTGCGCGGCGTCATACACATACGCGCTCGACTCGGCGCCGGCACCTTCCGTAATCGAGAGCTGCGAGCTGAGATACACCGGCACACCGTAGATGCTGTTACTGACCGGCGCCCCGGCACTGCCGGCCTGCTGCTGCAGCAGCGGTTTGTTGTTGTTCGCGGTCCCTTCCTTCAGCTTGATGAGCCCGGACCAGGTCCGCGGGTTCATCACAATCGCCGTTGCGGTCGCGTTGTAGCTGGCCAGCGTCGCAATCGCCGTCGCGAACACGTCCAGATTCGTCGGCGCCGCCGCGAGCGTCGCATCGAGCGTGATGCCAACGACGTTCTTCAGGCCGCGAATTTCCGGCGCCGTGCCCGAGCCCTCGAAGAACCCGAGGTCGTATTTCAACGCCAGCGACCGGGCGACCTGCATCGAGAGCAGCGACACGACATCCGGATTGCTGTCGGCGATGAGCTCGTTGCTGATGGCGGTCAAGGTCGCGAGCTTCCGCGGCGTCGCGACGATGTCCTCGTAGTTCGGGTCGGTGGAGGTAATCGGCGCGCCTTCCGCCGTCCAGTTCGCCGCGGGGTCGGCGACGACGTGTGGAATATGAATCGCATCGCGGTCGGTGCGAATCGTCCGCACGCCGGAGCGGAGCGCGACCGACTGCGCCGCCAGGAGGTCATAGAACCCTGGTCCCCACTGGTCGGGACTGATAACGGTGCCGGCACCGGAGCCGCCGGCGAGCGCGCGGAGCTCGATGCCGAACAGCGTGCCGCGTTTCGACGGCGCGCCGCCGTTTTGCTGCGTCACCGGGACGAAGCGCTTTTCGTCGGTGCGCTGTTCGATGTTCCGGAGCAGTCCGAGCACGGCATCGCGTTCGCGGATGCTCGCATCGTAGGACCGTTGCTCGGAGGCGAGCAGCGTGTCGCGGTTCGCCTTCGTCGCTTCGTCGAGGACGGTCTGCGCCGCACTCGAGCGCAGTTCGACCTGCGTCTTCATGGCCGCCAGGACGTCGTCGCCGAACGCCGCACGGGTCGCCGCCAGTGAGGTCAGGTCACTGAGCGGAATCTTCTCGGTTGCTGTGATGAACGCTTGAATCTCCATCGGTCCACCTCGAAAACCTTCTGACAGAAGGTTTATCCGTCGCAGTCTCCCGGCCGGTGACCGTCAGAGACCTATCGGCTGGCTCGGCGAACCATCGGCCGCCAGACATACGAGCAAAAATCTACGCTGATTCACTGCACCGGCCCGACGCTCGGCAGCTCGAGCCGCTCGCCGAAGCCCGGTTTGCGCATATCGCAACTGAGCGCCAGCAACCATTCATCGAGATGCTCACCGGTCGCATCCACCGTCGCGAGGTCCAGCCGCATCGCCGGCCCGTGGAAGTTGATACTCAACGCGGTGAGCGGCTGCTGAATCCCGAGATGCAGCACCAACTGCCCGAGCGCGACGACGACCTGGCCGACCATCTCGCGCGTGGACTTTTCCTGCAGGCTCGCGACGAACTGTTCATCGGTGACTGTTTGCATCACGCCTCCGAAAACGGAACCATGGTTCCGTTTCTCTACCGTCGGAAGAAATTGAGTGCACTCAAGAAAACCACAGACAGATCGGTCTCTGGTTTTCAGGTTCTCTACGCTTCTAAGAAAAAGATTCTCGGTTCAGCGGCCGGCACCGTCGACGCCGTCAACATCCCGCTCATCGCCAGCAGCACCGCATCGACCGCGTCAATCTTGTTCGCGCTGTTCGGTGCATCCTTCGTCGGCAGCAGCGACCCGTCGCGCCGCCGGTCGACGCAGCAGTTCGATATCTGCCACGTCAGGAACGACGTGCCGGGATGCCGGATTTGCCCGGCCTTGATGCGCGCTTCGAGTTCCTTCGCCGGCGCCGTGAACGTCTTCGCGACTTTCTGCTCGAGCCGCACCGTGAGCCCGGAGGCGGAGAGATTGGCGGCCAGGTTCAAGGCACCGTAGCGTTCAATCACAATCTCGCGGACGTCGAACGACTCGCAGTCTTCGCGGAGGTCCGCTTCGATGATGCTGTAGTCGGTCATGTTGCCCGGGGTCGTGCGGAGCTCGCCGCTGCGCACCCACTCGAGATACTGCGGCACTGTGCGTGAGCGCTCACTCACCACCAGCGCCGGCAGATAGCCCCGCACGAAGACGTGGATGTTGTCGCCGCGCTTGAAACACAACGCGACCGCGGCGATGTCGTCCCGTTCGGCGAGGTCAACACCAATCCAGCAGGGTTCGTGGAGAAACGACTCTATAGAGTCGGAACGGTCGGCGCACTTGTGCCACGCGTCGACGGATAACCACGTTGACGCCGCGTGGAGCCAGGTGTTGCACTGCTTCACCCGAAATTCCCCTTCGAGCCCCGGCGTCGCCAGCGCATCGTCCCGATACTTCCGCACGAACTCGCGCGACGGGGAGACGCCAATCATCGGCGCGGCTTTGACCCACACTGACTCATCGCGCCAGTCGTCG